GATGATGAAATAAATGAATTCCTTCCAGATCTTGAGGATATGGATGGATATACAGCAGATGAAGTGGGTGAAATCGCCAAAAATAAACCCCAAATAAGGTCTTCTTGGGCTCATTACCAAGAAAAAAGGGCTAAATTTGATGATTTAATTGGAAAGAAAAGAAAAGTCTCATTTGATGGATTGATGTAGAATGGGTGTAGCAGGTCAAATATTCGCAGCTAGAGTTGCTATTGGACTCGCAGTACCCTCTCCTAAGGCTCTAAGTCAAACAGGAGAGATGCTGGGTAACTTCTCTAAGAAGATGTACAAGAAGTTAAATAGTCACCATCTCGAAGCAGCACAAGAGAGAAGCCAAGTAACCACGCAAGAGTTACAACGAGCGAATGCTCGAGTGGCTGAATTCCAAAAACGCTCTCAAGCCGAATTGATGCAATCTGCACAAAGGTCTTTAAATAGAACTAATAAAATGTTTTCAGGACAAGTAGCGTCATCATCGCGACAAGTCCAACAAATGCGAACTGGTTTACAACGCGCTACTCCTGCTTTAGCACCCAAATTATTCGCTAATATAAATACTGATATGAAATCGGCTGAAAAATATCAGCGTATAATGAAGAATTTTATTGAATTAAATAACCAAGAAAGACAATCTGTTATAAAAGCAACTGAAATAACACTAGAGCAGTCTAAAGTTAGAAGTGCTGCTGCTGCTATACGAGCTAAAGAATTCGTAGAAGAGCAAGAATATGCTGCTTCTTTGATAGAGGATGCTCAGGCATTAGAAAAAACCTATGAGCAAATGCTTATTTTAGATAAAGAGCGCTCACAAGAAAAAAGAAGGCTCGCTGAAGAAGAGAAAAATCTACTAAAGGACCAAAAAGATGCACGAGATAGTGCAAATGAATCTTTAAAAATTCAAGAAGATTTAACAAATGAATTGACAGAAGCCCAGAATAAGCTCCATGATGCTATGCAAAAGGCAGTTTATACTATGAAAGAGGGCTTTGGACAAGTATTAAGAGATTCTATCTCTATCTTAACTGGTTTCTACTATAAACTTGGTGAAACTACCTCTGCTTTACAAGTATTTGAAAGAGAACTGTTAAATGCAAATTCTGTGTTTAATCTTACTCGAGACGAATTATTCAAGACTTCTCAGACTATAGTACAATTTGGCCAAGAATTTGGTCTTGCTATGGATAACGGAGCCGCTGGTCTCTATCAACTTGCTTCGGCTGGTTTAGATGCTAATGAAGCTATGTCTGTTTTACCACATACTTTAAAACTTTCTATGGCTGTACAAGGAGACCATAACACTATATCTAAGCTTACTGCACAGACACTGTTCGGTTTTGGTATGGAAATGGACCAAGCAGGTTTATTAACAGATAAATTTGCGCATGCTATTCAGAAATCTCTTATTGAGTATGAAGATTTAACAAGCGCTATCAAGTTTGCTCTACCTTTCTTTACTGCTACAGGGCAAAGTATAGACCAACTATTGGGGTCTCTACAGGTCTTGACTAATAGAGCTTTGGAAGCTGGTATTGCAGGTCGTGGTTTAAGACAAGCATTAGCTGAGTTTGCTGAAGGTGCAGAAGATAATGCTACTGCATTTGCATCTATGGGTATAAACATCCTTGACGCTAATGGTGAAATGCTACAGTTGACCGAAATTGCTAGATTATTCGCTGACGTAGTAGGGCCTGAAACAGCTAGTAATACTGAATTGTTAACAGCACTGATACAAGATTTGAATGTACGTGGTGCAACCGCGTTTATTCACTTAGTACAGAATGCTGAAGAGTTTGAAGAAGCAGTACAAGCTACTGTAAATGCAGGTGGAGAATTAGATGAAATGGTTAGAATTCAAAATGAATCAATATCCGCTCAAATGCAAATTTTAAAGAATAATGTCGAAGCAATTTTCTTTATGCGTGATGCTAATGCAGATGGAACTGAATCCCTAAACGAGTTCCACCAAGGTGTATTAGACGTTATCGCTTCACTTAGGGGATTAATCGTAGAAGAACTAGCAGATGGTACATTTGCATTAACTCAATTTGGAAGAGATATAAGAAAAATAGCAGTACAAGGTGTAGAATTATTTGCCGGGGCTGTGAAATCTATGGTTAATATCATTAGAGAGTTTAGTAAAGAAGGTTTCTTAAACATCTCTATGCTTAAAGCTTACTTTATGCCTGTTTCTGCGGTTCTTAAAGTAGTACAACTATTAGGTCCAAACGTACTAAAATTAGCACTATGGATTAAACTTTTAACAGCAATAATACCTGTTAATACACTGCTTACGCTTGCAGATACAGTAGCCACGATAGCTAATAACACTGCTAAGGTAGCTAGTGCAGCAGCAAGTAGAGCATTGGCAGGTGCAGAAGCAGGTAGAGCAGCTGCAACTAATGCGGCAACTACTGCAACACTGGCACAGACCTCCTCACTCGGTTCACTGGGTGGAATGTTAAAAGGATTAGGTAGAGCATTGATGAATCCTTATGTTGCAGCCGCAGCTTTAGTAGCAGTTGTTGGTTATTTAGTATTAAGAACAATGGATTTAAAGGCGGCATGGGATGGATTAAAAATTGGTTTTTCAGAAACACTTAGAATGTTAAAATATGCAGTATCTCCATTAACGGAAATGTTTACAGAATGGGGAGAAGCTACAGAAAGAGCTATGAAATCTTTCGGTTTTTCGGATAATCGTGCTTTTATGATAGGTATAATGCAAGAGATAGGTTCTATTGTGGCTTTAATAACCTTTGCAGTTGCTAAAGCTATAGCTACAGTTTTACAATTTATAGCAGATTTAGCACATACTACCGTAGATATAGTATTAGGTCCTAATTTAGAAAATTTAATTTGGGCTATTAAAGAATTAAGAAAAATGGATGAATTGGGAGCAGGAAATTACACAAGAGACGTTGCGACTGGTGGCGCGTCTACAATGATAAGAAACTAT